GAGGGTAATTTGGAGGTTTGTCATTTTCTGTTTCCTTTTTCAATCGTTGTCATAAAGACAACTCATCATGTACTCGTAATCCGACATTTCTTCTTGGACTACTTCTGCAACTTTTTCTGTTTCAACTACTTCGGGCATTTCTTTTCTTTCAATCTATGGGTTAATTATACCAGGTTCTGGAGTTTTGTCAACCAATACTTGACTTTTTTACTGTAGTTAAAAAGTATTCAAAGTGGGTTCAAACAAGTCAATTAGTGCTCGCTCACTTTGGTGCGCTGGTTTACGACCACGTACCACATCCAGTACCTCATAACGCCATTCGCATTCGGCCAGAGTACGGAGAGCCTCACAAAATGCCCAGGCCTTGTTTTCACACTTAGCCCGACTAACATGCTTTTGCCAACGGACCTTGACGGATCTCACAAATGCATGCCCTTTGGCTACTGTAACACCAATGTATGAATCACCGGTATCTACACAAGTAACGCGGTACAGGACATGATTTCTGTCGGATCTTAATTTTCTGCTTTTCATGTAATCTATTATACCAGAATCCTGGTAAAAGTCAAGTACAGAAAAGGTATTACTTTTTGATGGCTGTGATAGACATAGAACTAAAGTTCACAGATTCTACCTTGAAACCTATGTTTTGTAATGATAATGTAATACGTTCCCGAGCATCACGGAGTTTTTTATTGTCCGACTCTGAGCGATAATGGGAAAATAGTTCCGTATCTACACCAGTAATGTCGGAGCAAGTGAAATGCATCACGAATTTTCCAGGTGTCAACTCATGGCGCTGAGAGAATAAAATAGTATTCATTTTTTACTCCACAAAAGAATCGTTAACTTCAACAACCCATGTAATGGGTACCTCATACTTGGCTGCAATTTCTGCAAACGAAAGTATTCCTTCTTCCAAATCACATTGGATATCAATAGCTAAGTCGGACATGCGGCTCATAGGGATCTCCAAACCATCAAGTCAAGGACAAGCACAGCAAGGGCTAGTGCATAAACAAACCCGAAAACGAAAGGTTTAACATCTGAATTCATATTTGGTTTCTCTTTCAACATGGATTCAGTATAACAGGATTGGTACTAATGTCAAGCAATACCAGACTAAAATAATCAAGTATCTGAGAGCCCCACAGCCCCATTATACAAAAGTACTACAGGCTTGTCAAGTGTTATTTTTGGTAAACTTCAATCAGGCTGATAATGATCCATCAGCGCAGTCTGCAGGCGCAGAGCGGCATGGCAAATTTGGAAGGTTTCTCCGTAAAGGGAAAGGTCCGCTAGAGTTTCTAAAAGGGATTTTAATTGCGCTTCGTCCATGAGTAATTCTCCGTAAAGATTAATTATACCACAAAAAGATAATCCTGTCAAGTGTTGACAAATCCGGGAAAGTGTGTTATAATTGAAGGTTAAGCTGGAGGTACATAGGTGCCTATTCCTCCGTGTATAAACGCAAAAAACAAGAAAAAACACCCGCCAAGTTGTTGATTTATAAAGGGTAAAAAACGCTTTTATACGTAAAACGATTAACGGGCACCAAGATTTCGCTTTGATATCTTGCAAGTCACCCACTCATTATAGAATGCATCACTCAGCAGGGCGCCCAATGAAAAGATGTAGTGAGTTTCCCAATATGAACACTCGGAGCGATTACGACCAAACATCATAATGGTCCGAGTAAAGTTCACTTCGCCGAGAGTCTTCACATCCTCTATCAGTATCTTATTAGAACCCCAGTAGGTCTCCCAATCGCTTGCTTTGCGGATCTTCTTTCGCTTGCCCTTCACCGTTTTGTATGCGGCCTTAGTCAAGTATTTGCGCCCAATGTATCGGCGCCCATTAGTCAAATTCTCTATGATATAAACGAACCCGTATGCATCGCCAATCACTTCATCACTCACGCTCTCATTGTTATAGGTCCAAGTCATCGGAATCCTCACTCTCTTCCATTATGTATTCGCTACAGAATGGGCAAAAGGTCGGATCATCTGGCGCTTGGTCGCCATCGTATACTATCTTGAATTGGGCCTCGCAGTTGTCGCAGGTGTGCTTTAATGTCTTCATTAGGATCTCCATATATCTTTTCCGTCGCTATATGTATCTCCGTTTTCTTCATCGTGGTGTACCGGAATGTCAAGCATCCAGTCTTCGTCCTTTAAGGTGTATTCGCCGCTTCGGTCATTGGCCCTCTCTCTGTTAATGGCTCTCATAAAGTCTCGGCTCATTGAGGCCGTTGCGATTCCCTCTGGCGATTGGTGATATGCTTTTAGTTTCTCACTCTTGGCCTGTCGGATCTCTGGCGTTTGTTCACGGGCATTGGCACAGGAGTACCCGCAGAATGGTCCTCTTTTTTTGTGAGTGATCCCACACTTAGGGCATGTCTTTAATGTCGGCATTTCTCGCTAGTTCGGTTGCGGTGCGTTAATCGCTCAAATTATATCTTGTTTTTTCTATATAACTTCTTATATTCCACAAAGGATAATCTATATTCCAATGTTGGATCATTCTCTTTGACTTTTCGCCATGCATCATTAATGGTAATAGTTTCTCGGTTCTTAGCCCAGGATACTTTATTAATATCTTTAGTTACTTCATTATAGCCGAAGCCTAGCCCTTTGGCTCTTCCTTTACTTTTCATCTTTCTTACTACTCCCATACATACTCATTATTCCCACAGTCAATAGAAACCACCATGCTGACCAATCGTATTCTATGACAAGATAAGCTGTTCCTGCAAATAGGCATAGATTATATAATGCGATTATTAATACCGTGATAGGATTTACCATTCTTCAACTCCCACGACTGGTACTATTACTCTGCACATTGTACCATTGATTGCGGTATTATACTCCAAGTCAATACAATATCCAATAGCATTTTGTTTATACACCAGATTGAAATATTGTATTCCATGGTCATTTAATACTTTGGTGATTTCTTCTATATCGCTTTTGTTTAAGGCTATCTTACTCATTTAATAATGTCCTACTTTCAATGTCCCAATAGTTTTCTACCGCGCTCCTAGCATAATCTGAATCAATATAGGTACCTAGAATATACTCGGTTTCTTTGTATATCTTGGCTCCCCATATACTATTCTGAGTGCCGACCTTGTAGGATGCGCCGATGATTTTACCATCAATATCATCATAATATACCCATTGAGAGTATTCTTTTTCTTGCCACTTTTTCATCTATCAATCCTTGGTGGGCTAGGGAATGCAAATACCGCTTGAGGATTTAATTCCTCGGTGTTGCTGAGTTTTTCTATAATAGCTTTAAGCCTAATTATTTCTTGCTCTAGTTCTTTCACGTATTCATCAATATCATTATTATACATAAACGTCTATCCTTTTACCTTTGCTTGGGTGTTCGGTTCTCTTTTGATTTGCTTTTCTGACATATTCCAGATGCTCACGGTGAATCCGTTCCTGTTTGTCTTTGATTCGGTGATACTCTATTCTCTGTTGGACTGGTGATATTTTCATTGATTCTTCTTTCCATACATTAATTGCATCGCATCAAATACACAATCATCCACTGGATTATGCTTTGTAATATGTAGCTTAGAATCAAATGCTTCTACCCAGGCTGGTGTATCCACTTCAACATATCCATTCTTGGTACCATACAGAAAATCTACCGCAGTTCGCACATCACGCCATCTAGCATACGACCAGATGTTTTCAAGGCCCATTTGATCCTCAATATGGCTCAGTACCATCTGATCCAAATTACCACGGGCCCATACCCAACAATTAGTATCACTCTTTGATTTGACCCATTTGCTCATTGCACCATGACCAATCTCAAACGGCACATCATTTACATGTGGCTTAAATGATTTGTTTCGTGCGTTCTCGCATTGTTTGGACCACCATTCAACGGTGCCTTTGTCCACTCTCCGATTTAGTTCTTTGATTTGTTGCTCCACATCAAACTTACAAAAGAATGCAGCCTCTCTCAATTGAGTATGGCTTGGTTCTTTATCTGGTTCAAAATAGATTGCGGCCATGGATAGAATCACAGCATCGGAATCTTTACCGAGAGTTTCAACATCAAATATAAACATAATCGTCCAATAAAAAAGGCTATAGTATCATTATACCATAGCCTTGGTGTGGTGTCAAGGTAATTATCTAATCTGTGACCATACCTTAGATTTGATTTGGGAAGTCAATGATTCTGGTAGATGGACATAATCCAAATCTTCGGATAGTTTCTTACCATTTTTGAATGACCAATCAAAAAACTTTAGCACTTCATCAGATGCTTTCTTGTCAACTGGATCCTTATACATGATAATGAATGATGCTGTTGTCACAGGCCATGTATTATCACCCTTCTGATCCACAATGGATACACCCATACCTGGTACTGAGAACCAATCAGCACCGACCGCAGCCGATGCAAATGTCAAGTCATCTGGGCTAACATACTTACCATTTTTGTTTTGTAATTGCATGAATGTCAAATTGTTTTTCTTTACATACGCATACTCAACATACCCAATAGAACCTTTTACTCTGGTTACATTAGCAGCCACGCCTTCATTGCCCTTACCGCCAACGGATGATGCGGCAGGCCATTTAACTGCGGCACCTTTGCCAACTCTATCAGCCCAT